ACAGAAGTGCTGCGGAATTTTTTTACCATAATTTCCTGTGAAAACGTTTCTTGAATTATCCCATGGAGCAAAAACTCCGGCGCGGCTGAAGGAGAAGAAGAGCGGACGGATGCAGATGGATACGATCAATGACATCGTTATAGTGCAAATAAGGACACTTTTTTAGACATTATATGTCATGAAAATTTTTGAGTAAAATACAGAGAAATAAAAAATGCCGGAAACCCTTGATTTTAGCGGGTTTCCGGCATTTTTGCCAATTTATGACGATGCTTTTTTATGTGAAAATTGAAGAATGTAAAGGCATGTGATAAAAAGTGAATGTGTCACTTTCGTGTCACGCCCAGAAAATCAAAACAAAGCAGCAGAGATGGCTCCTTCGGCATCTTCCTTTTCCATCAGGATATGATTATATACGGACAAAACCATTTTCTCATTGTCTCCCAAAAGTGCTGCTATTCTTTTAACGGAAATTTTAGGAATCTGATAGCATAACGCAGAGCAATAGTTGTGCCTGAAGGTATGTGCGGTCAAACCGATGATAGGTTCAGCGGAGACTTTATTCAGCTTCTTCAGAATCCGCCGCCACATGCTCTTATAGCCGGAATGTGAAACAAGGGATCCATTCCGATTGGTAAAGAGCTGAGTTCCGGAAATTTTGTTTTTTACATAGTTTTCGAGTTCCCCGGATATCGCTTGCGGAATTGGAACCTTCCGGTATCCGTTTTTGGTTTTCGGTTCTTTGATATAAGGGCTGCCATCCCGATCAAAGGCCAGAGACTTATTAATGTTGATTTCGCCTTTTGAGAAGTCAATATCAAATCTGGAGAGCGCCAGAGCTTCTCCTCGTCTGATGCCGGTTCCATACAAGAGATCAATAAAAATTCGGTCAGAGGGCGACAGATCTGCGGCGGCAATGGCATTTTTTTCATTGATAGTAAGCGGTCGCTTTTCGGCAGGCTTGTATTTGATGTAGGGCATGGCATCCAGCAGATCCATATAGAGATTCATAGGATACAGGCGCTCATGTACGGCAGCCTTCATGATCTGATAGAAACAGGAACGGATCTGACACTGTGTTCCTTTCTTTCCGGCAGATTCGTTTTGAATAAGCTGATAGTGCAGAGGCAGGATATCAACCAATTTGATATCGGCGATCATTTTAAAGTGAGCGGATATGATTTGAGCATATCCGAGCTGCGTTCGCTTGGCGAGGTCTGCTTTGTAAATAGTAAGCCATTTCTGAGCAAAATCGCCAAAAAGAATATTTTGATTGACTACTTCACGGAGTCCATTGATCCTGTCGTTGTATTGCTGTACTTTGACTTCCAGATCTTTACTGCTTTTCTTCGAACGAATTGTGACATAGTGTTTTTGGGTACCCTGGTAGGTGCCGTCCCATACGCGCGCTTGAAAGTATCCATTTTTCTGACGCGAATATTTTGCTTTTGCCATAATAACCATCCTCCTTTGGATTTTTTTATAGTTTACGCCTAAAAAAGGGTACAAAAATAACACCAGAACAAATTTTCTGATTGTTTGGTGTTCCAGAAAATGGTATTATGTAGGTGGTTTGGTTGTCCATTTTCTGGATGATCGATTGCCGCTCTGGTGTTGGCGCACCGGGGCGGTTTTTATTTTAATAAATTACTGGGAAATTGTTTGAATCTTTGAAAGTATTGGTAACAAGCAATCTGAAAAGATCTAAAATAGCACCGATCAAAAATCCACCGCAAGTAATTGAGAACAAAAGTCCCTTTTTAAATTTTCCAACATAAAAATTACATGCACCGGAGAAGAAAGCTAAAAATCCGCCAAGCCCAATAAGAAAATCAATATTTGATTCGCCGCCAATAATCATTACTATCATTGCAACGAACGGAATGAGGGTAAGTTTGATACAAGTTGCTTTCTTTTTGGGACTTGCTACAGTATTTAAACCCTTCAGTCCTTCTTTAATACCTTTTCCCAGTTTCTTTCCATATTCAATTGTTTTTGGCGAATAGCCACAATGCGGACAAGTGGTAGCTGTATCAGAAAATTCTTTGCCACATTCAGGACATTTGATTAATGCCATGATGATTCCTCCTTTTTCTTTTGCAGAATATATTTAGGATATAACATCCCAATTATATACGAATGAAGTGTTGAAAAATTACACTTTTATTTTAAAACGCCGTGCAACATCCGCTACGGCGGATTCTACTTCCCCTGGAGCGTAGGAAGAGATATTGAGCAGAACTTTTTGCTCCATAAACCCATATGCATTCCGTTCGTATGTGATTTCCTCTACTGAAAAACTGAATTGTTGACCTTGAGCGGATAAACTCAGAAATTCTGGAACAAGGTCTTTCTGACAAATGCCCAGAAGCTGATGATCGAGGTCGAAAATCCGAATAGCATGCTGGTCAGAATCAAATGAAAATAAAAGAGGATCGCAGCATTCGAGTTTTCGAAGGGCACTTTCCTGAACGCCGCTGCAGGGTTCTAATTGTTTAAAAAAGGATTTCATTTTTTACACTCCAATAGAATAATTTTTTACTCTTTGCAGATAATATCCGCATGAAAATATTAATAGCAGACATCATCTTTCAAAAAAACCTCTCGCTCCGTCAGGTATCAATTCTGACCGGAATCCCGAAGTCCACGCTCAATGATCTGTGCAATGGAAGCATACCGCGATTGGATACATTGGAGCAGATCGCTAAGGGCTTGCAAGTGCGGATGCACGATTTATATGACAGCCCTTATAAGTGATTTTCAAAAAGTGTCCGAGATTTCGGACGATTTCCAAAATTTACTAATTTTCACCCTTTTGATCCGTAATATTAATATAGAGAACAAATTGTTCGAGAAAAGATATTGAAATCGAACGAACGTTCGTATATAATAAGACTAGATCGGAGGGCGTACATATGGACTACAAAGGAAAGATTATCAAAATGCTTCAGAAGATAAACGATGAAAAAACACTCGCGTTTATCTACAAAATCATCTGTAATCTATTGGACTAGGTTTGGCCTAGTCCTTTTTCTTTAATCCATTTTCCAATTCTTTAGCAATTTTCTCAAGAACGGCCCATTCATTTTCATCTAATTTAGACAATGCCAAAATCAAACGGGATTTGAAAGATGATTCTTCTCCTTTAAAAAGGTCTGTGGTCATTTTAGCGAGTTCATCACTTCGCGTCATAGGAAGAAACATTTCGCCGTTTCCAGTTCTGAGCCAATCTTCATTGACGTTAAATTCACGGCATATGGAAGTAATTACTGCATCAAGGGGAGTCCTTATGCCGGCTTCGTATCCAGCGACAGAAGCTTGCTTGACACCTATCCGCTCTCCAAAATCAGTTTGATTAAGTTTAAGCTCTTTTCTTAATAATTTGATTCTGTCTTTCATTTATTGTGTTTCACCTTCTTTCTGAAATGGATTATAGCACAAAAAATATAACGTTGCAATAATTTTCGGTAAAAAAAGCTTGACTAAAATACTGCAATGTTATAATATTATATTGCAACGAAATAAAAAACGAAAGGAGGAAACAATCATGTCAGAAAAAGAGAAAAAAACAATGGAAGAGATTTCCAAAGCAGTATCAGGGATGACCGAAGCTGAAAAAAACCGATTCCTTGGAATTGCTGAAGGAATGAGCATCATGAAAGACATGAGCGAGAAGCAGAGAGAAAACAAGTTAAAGAAGGAGGCGGCAGTATAAATGGAGAGAATAACGGCAGACGAAGCTGTGCAGATGCTGGAGCATTTCACTGGAAAAAGATATCAGATCGGTATCCAAAAAGAAAAAGCTCGGATGCATATTGAATATCCGAAGAGATACATGCGGAAATCCGAGATTCTGGCAATGAAAAACCCGCTGTTAGGTGAAAATGTGCTGGAACGAGCAGTGATGTACGCACCGGAAAGCGTTGTCCGTAAAATCGACCCGCGGAAAAAGAACAGTCCGCTTGTCTTTGATACGATCGCTTTCGAAGAATGGCGTGCAAAGCATTGAGTAGTCAGCGGAGTCAAAAAAAACGGCCTCGCTGAGGCGCAAACTCAGCGGGGCAATAAATTAAAAAGTCAAGAATATTAAAACATGAAACAGGAGAAAAATCAATGAAAATGTCAGATAAAACAGCGCTGGCGATCAGCGCGGTTGGTACATGGATCTACATCGGCGGCGTGGATTCGGATCTGTGGGGCCGCGCCGCCCTAGGAGCTGGAATGTACCTTCTGGCGCTCGCGGCAAAGAAGATCGGCGATTACGTCGAAGAGTGCCGTGAGGAGCAGGAAGAGCGGGAAGAAGAGCGCCGAGACGAGGTGTTTGCGGCGTGGATCCGCTCAGGGTCGTTGAAAGAAGGGTGAGAATAATGCAGATCGTTGAATATACCGAGGCGGTGGATCTGACGATGCATGGGATGCATGATGATATCTACGTCATGCATCCGGTTGCCATCAGCAGTATGACCATGCAGGATGTGCGGGCGGCCGCAGAAGCCGGGGCTGTGTTTGCGGTCATGAAACAGCCACGGAAAGAGCCTGAAACGAAAGAAGAGGTAAAACCAACGCCCCCCCCGAAAAGCCCTGTTGGACAGGGCAGGAAGAGGAAGCTGGACACTGGAAAGATGACGGCACTTCGAAACGCCGGATGGTCCTATGAGAAGATTGCAGACGAAATGGGCTGCAGTGCGGGGACCGTATGGAATTTCTTTAACAAAGACAAGGAGGATAAGAAAGTTGTCAGTGAAAATCAATAAACTTGAAATCGAAAACGTCAAGCGAATCAAAGCAGTAAAACTGGAACCGACGGCAAACGGTCTGACCGTCATTGGCGGCAGAAACAACCAGGGTAAGACGTCGGTGCTGGATTCCATTGCATGGGCTTTGGGGGGCGAAAAATTCAGACCATCAGATGCAACGCGTGATGGATCCATCATCCCGCCAAACTTAAAAATAGTATTGAACAACGGTCTGATCGTTGAACGTAAAGGCAAGAACAGTGCGTTGAAGGTAACGGATCCAAGCGGTCAGAAGGCCGGACAGTCGTTGTTGAACACTTTTGTCGAGTCTCTGGCATTGAATCTTCCGAAGTTCATGGAGAGCTCCGGGAAGGAAAAAGCACAGACTTTGCTGCAGATCATCGGCGTTGGTAACCAGTTGGCGGAGTTAGAGAAAGAAGAAAAAGAGCTGTATCAGGATCGGCTGTACATCGGCCGGACTGCGGATCAGAAAGAAAAGTTCGCCAAAGAACAGCCATATTACCCGGAAGCACCCAAGGATCTTGTCTCACCATCTGCGCTGATCCGGCAGCAGCAGGACATTCTTGCTCAGAATGGAGAAAATCAAAGGAAAAGAGAACAGGCAGGAAAGATCCGGGAAGAAGTAAAACGCGCTTATGAAGAGGTAAAGCGGTTGTCTGATCAGCTGGAAGCAGCAAAACAGCATCATCTGCAACTGGTAAAGGATCTGGAAATTGCTGAAAAATCAGCTGCCGATCTGGTAGATCAGTCTACCAAGGACCTGGAAGACAGCATTTCCAATATCGAGGAGATCAATCGGATGGTACGCGCAAATTTGGATAAGGAGAAGGCTGAGGATGATGCAAAAGAATACCGCCGTCAGTATGACCAGCTTTCGGAGAAAATTAATGCTATCAGGGAGAAAAAAGCAAATCTGCTTTCGTCTGCAGAGCTGCCACTTCCGGAACTGTCAGTAAAGGAAGGCGAGCTGGTATATAAAGGGCAGAAATGGGACAACATGTCCGGTTCTGAACGGCTGATGGTATCAACTGCCATTGTCCGGAAATTGAATCCGGAGTGTGGCTTTGTTCTCCTGGATAAACTGGAACAGATGGATCTGCAGACACTGCAGGAGTTTGGTTCCTGGCTGGAGGGCGAGGGGCTGCAGGCGATCGCTACTAGGGTAAGTACCGGTGATGAATGCAGCATCATTATCGAAGACGGTTATGTGGTCGGACAGGCGCAGGCTGAACAGCCACAGCAGAAATCATGGAAGGCAGGTGTATTTTAATGGAAATTATCAAAGGTGTGATTCCCTGTGCAAAAAAAGTTGTGGTTTATGGTCCGGAAGGAATTGGAAAATCTACGTTTGCCAGTAAATTCCCGGATCCGGTGTTCATTGACACTGAGGGTAGCACGAACTCAATGGATGTTGCCCGGTTGCCAAAAGCTACAAGCTGGCAGAATCTTCTTGACCAGGTGGACTACATCCGGACGCATCCGGACGTGTGTAAAACGCTTGTGGTTGACACGATCGACTGGGCTGAGTCTATGTGCATCCAGTTTATCTGCGATAAGCATCGGAAGTTTGGAATCGAGGATTTCGGGTATGGAAACGGCTATACCTATGTAAAAGAGGAGATTGGCCGGTTCCTGAATCGGCTTTCAGAAGTTGTGGAAGCGGGCGTCAACGTGGTTCTTACAGCACATGCGCAGATTAAAAAATTTGAACAGCCGGATGAGCTGGGAGCTTATGACCGATGGGAGCTGAAGCTTGGAAAGAAAACAACATCCCAGACATCGCCGCTGATCAAGGAATGGGCGGACATGCTGCTGTTTGCCAACTACAAAACGTTTTCCATTGCAGTTGATGACAAGGGAAAGAAGAGGAAAGCGCAGGGCGGTGAGCGTGTCATGTACACGTCACACAACGCCTGCTGGGATGCAAAGAACCGTTTCGGTCTGCCGGATGAGGTTCCGTTTGACTACAAAGTCATTCAGAGCATTATAGAACAGGGAAAAGCTTCCGCAGATATGAAACCGTACAAAGCTGCAGAAGCACCTAAAACGGCGTCAGCTCCTAAGCCCGTTCCGGAAGCTCCGAAGCCGACAACGCCAGAAGAAGTAACTGGGGAACAGATGAATCTTCCACTGGATGAGCCGCCTAAAGCGCCGGATCCTGCTGGGGAGAGCAGTCTGGATCCAGAAATCCCGAAAGCGCTGCGGGATCTGATGGAAACATACCACGTAGATGAATGGGACCTGGAAAATGTAGTGGAGGCCAGGGGGTATGTCCCTGCCGGAACCAAAATTAAAGATTACAACATTGTAAATCCTGGCATTATCGAAGGTCTTTTAGTAGCCTGCTGGGATCAGGTATATGACGAAATCAAAAAAATGCGAGAAAAACAGGAAATTCCGTTTAATTAAGGAGGAAAACAATTATGTCAGTAGAAGGAAGAGAACTTGGATGGGATGATTCTATCAAACAGGATTCCCAGAACTTTGATCCAATCCCAGAGGGGGATTACAACGTAACCATCGAGAAATATGACCGCAGCAGATCCAAAGGAGAAGGAAAGCTCCCGCCATGTAATATGGCAGTCGTGTACTTTATTGTACACGGATCAGACCGTGAGATTACAATTCGTGAGAACTACATCTTACATAGCAGCCTGGAATGGAAACTGTCAGAGCTGTTCCGTGGTGTTGGCCTGAAAAAAGAGGGCGAAGAGCTCAGAATGGACTGGAATGCGCTTCCAGGAAAAACGGCAAGAGCGAAAATCGGCGTGAAGCCGGGAATCAAAGACCCAAGTAAGAAGTTCAACTACATTGAAAAGCTGTATCCGAAAGACTCGGATAAGCCAGCATTTACACCAGGGAGATTTTAAATGGAACTGAGACCGTATCAGAAAGAAGCAAAAGAAGCTATTTTTGAACAGTGGGACAGCGGGGTGTTAAAAACCCTGCTGGTCCTTCCTACTGGATGTGGAAAGACAGTAGTTTTTGCCAAAGTAACAGAAGAGTGTGTCCGGCAGGGAGACCGTGTTCTGATCCTAGCACACAGAGGGGAGCTTCTGGAACAGGCTGCAGATAAACTGAT